CCACTGAAGACAGCAAGTCAAAAAAGACAGCAAAAGGTAAGGAGTAGCGTATGACACTGACGGAAGAAAATTTAACAACTATGGGATTTACAGCAAATTCAGTCAGTGTTGATGATATGCTGTATTTTTTTAGCACAATTGATTGGCTAAGAGATAATACCGATTTTTCTTTTGGCGAGGATGTGAGTGTGGAGGATATAAGTAATCTTCCGCATTCTGCCAAGCTCTTTATTATTAGGTTCATATCTATGCTAAAGAGCGGTGCATTAAGCGGAAGCAATGTAACAAGTGAGAGCATTGGCGGTATGTCTAAGAGCTATGACAGCTCAATAAATGCTTCTGCAAGTTTATGGCAGATAGCAAAGGAACTTCTTGGTAAACATCTTACAAAAGGAAAGGCTAAATCTTTTGGAAGTTATTCGAGGTGGAAGTAATGGCTAATACCAGAGATTATATACCTAAGATTAGAGAGTCTTTTAAAGAGCTCGGAAGTAAAGCCATAGAAGTGGGTGTATTTGGTGGCGAACAGGCTTGGCTAGCCCATATACATGAATATGGGTGCATTATACAGGTGACTCCTAAAATGAGGGCTTATTTAAAAGCCAATGGACTTGCTTTGAAGCCGTCAACAACAACAATAACTATTCCTGAAAGAGCTTTTTTAAGGAATGGCTATGATAAGGGCAAGAATGAAGCTTTATCCGCTTATATGGATTTTATAAGTGCACTTATAATGGGAAATATTGATGCAGACACTATTCTTGAAGCACTTGGGACCAATCTCGAGGGTAAAATAAAAGAATATGCCACAAATCAGGTAGAACCGCCTTTACATCCGTATACGATTGAACATAGACAACACGGGGGAAGCAATCCTCTAAATGATACAGGGTCTATGATAGGGGCAATATCCCACAGAATTGTAGGTAAATGATTATGGAGTTTATTTTTTCTGATTTGATTTCTAAATATGAAGTACCATGTAAGCTTATAACATTCACACAAGGTAGCTATATAGCTGGTGAATATACAAAGGGCGAAAAGCTGTCAAGAGATATAAAGGCTGCAATAATCACAATGACAAGCAGAGCGATATATGAAAGCGGCGGAAGGCTTACAAGCTCGGACAGGCAGATGTTTATTGATAAGGGTAAAGATATTATAAATCTTGAAAACGGTGCTTTTTATGTGGAACATAACGGAAATAGTTTTAAGGTTGAGGAAAGTTATTTATACGGTGAAGACTATGCGGATTTCAACAGCTATACGCTCAGGAGGGTAAGTAGTTTCGATGTTTGATTTAAATTCTTACAACAGAATTATTTGTGAAGGCATACAAAGTGAATTAAATCTTATATGTGTGAAGTCCAATATCACGAGCCATATACCTAAGTATCCTTTTATAAGCTTTACTGTAACCGCAATTGACTATAAGAGCAGAACTTACAGCGATGACGGTAAAAACAGGTATAAGCCTGTAGAAGTGAAATACTCATTCACTGTAAACAGCGATAATGATAATGAATGCTTTGAGCTTTGCCGGAAATTGCATGATTGGTTTGAAAGTGCGGTATATCTGAAGGATAAAAATATAAGTATAACGGGAATAAGCGGTATAAATAACCGCGATAATATGCTCACAATTGAATATGAGTATAGAAAAGGATTTGATTGTGTGCTTAATGTTATGAATTACCTTGAGGGTAATGTTGAAAATATTGATAAATTTGAAGTAGAAAGGAATGATTTTCATGCTTGATATTAATGTAAATATCAGTCTTACAGGGGCTGTAGGCTCTATAGGCAGCGGAGTACCTTGCATAGTGGTTTCAAAGTCTACAAGGGAAAAGGATTTTAAGGAATATAGCGAGTCAAAGGATTTAACCGCTGCGGGATTTGCTGAAGATTCCGGAGTTTATAAGTTGTTTCAGATTATGAAAATGCAGAAGAACCCGCCTGCTACGATGGGAGTAATTGAGACTGCGGGTAATGCAGTCAGTGTTATTCCTAAATTAGTAGGGAAGGCAAGGCAGGTTATAACGTTGCTTGGTGACGGGGATTCAACTGTGGCCGAGATGGCAAAAGCGGTAGAGGCTACGGAATCACTTATTTATTTTCCTGTTATTAAGCAGATTTCAGAGGCAACAGGACTTGAAGGCCTTGACAGAACTTGTGTAGGAGTCCACTCAAAGGGTCAGGATTTGGCAGCGGCTGTGGTAGGAGCTACAGCAGGATATGAGTCAGGTTCTTTTACTTACAAGAATGTTCTGATTAAGGGGGTTGCTCCTGATGATATCACTGACGGAGATGTGAAGCTTATTAATAACGAGAATAAGAGTGGGAATGTATACGGATATACCATTCAAAGAAAAGCCGGAGATATTGTCACTACAGAAGGTAAGAGTGCGGCAGGTGAATACTTGGATGTAGTAGATGCTTTTGATTGGATCATATCTAACATAGCCTACCAGGCACAGAAGCTTCTTAACAATTCTAAGAAGGTAACTTATGATGATGCGGGTATCGGCATGCTTGAGGGAGTAACAAATGGCGTACTTAAGGAAGCAGATACTAAGGGAATGATTGCTCATGATGAGAACAAAACTGCAATGTATGAGACTGATTTTGGAAAACGAAGCGATACTTCCGCATCCGACAGATCCGCAAGAGTGTATAAACTTGGCAAGTTCAGTTTTGACCTTGCCGGGGCAATACATACAGCGACTATTAACGGTACAGCTACAATATAGGAGGTAATATATGGAAATCAAGAATTATAATCCTTCCGATGTGACTATCACGGTTGCTTCAAGGGCTTTTGGTACTTTTGCCATCACTGGTCTTGGCGAGGATAATATCGAATGTTCTGCCGACAATGATTTTGCTGAGGCTGTAACAGGTTTTCAGGGGGATGTTGTAATAAACGAGAGTGCCAAGAGGAATGGTACAATAAAAGTTTCTGTACAAGCCACAAGTCCGCAGTTAAAGGTATTGAAAAGAATGGCCGATGTTACGGATATATTTTCTGTCTGGGTTGTCAATAAAGCTACCAATGAGAAGACAGGAGGATCTAAGGCTTTTATGAAGAAACCTGCAGATAATAAGGTTGGCGAAAAGCTTGCAGACAGAGAATTTGAAATACAGGTGTTGGATTACACAGATAGATAATGTAAGGGAGCTTAGGCTCTCTTTTTGTTATGGGGAAGGTGAATAAATGGTTAAAAGTTATCAAGTAGATAAAGAGATTAACGGAGTAAAGTATGTGGCTCAGTTTTGCGGAATATCAAACTGGTTAAATTGTGTTGACAAGTCAACTTTAGAGACTGGACAAACATCTACAAAGTTGTTGGCTGAAAATGTACTGAAAATGGGACTTGTTGAACCGAAGGATGCCGATATTGATGATTTTGAGACACAAGAGGAATTGCAGGAAGTGACCAACTTTGTTTCGGGGGTTATGAGAGGACACTTTCGAGAGAAGACTGTCGAAAAGTCAGTTAAGAAGTAGGGCAAAGGATAATTGGGCTTACTGGAGACTTGTATTAGATGGGGGACTTGATTTTAATACAGTTTTTTACCAGATGACGCCAAATCAAGTTTCTGAGGCTAATTTTGCTTTGGATTATTATATAAGTTTAATGGAAAAGGATAGGGGGTGATATCTGTGGCTGTAATTAGAGAAGATATTATAAGAATTACTTTTGAGACAAATGAAAGCGGCCTTGAAACTGCGAGCAGTCAAATCAGCAGTGTTAATGATGAGGCTTTGAGTGCAGCTAATTCTGTCAGAGAACTTGACTCTGCTATGCAGGGAGCATCTGAGGCCTCCGCAAGTATAGCGGAGGGAGCGGAAAACGGAATCACCCAAACAAATAATGCAATCAGACAGACCGCAAGAGAAAGCTTAAGTCTTAGAGAAAGACTTTCGGGTGTAAGGTCTTCTTTGGCGGCTTTGCCGAGCCATGCAGTTTCAAGAATAAGGCAAGGAATGGTTTCTTTGGCTCATTCTGCAAGGCAAGCTGTTACAGGCGGTATATCAAGACTTAGAAGCGGTATTTTATCTTTGCCGAGGGCAGCTCTAAACGGTGTTGTGAACGGGTTTAAAAGGCTTGGTACAGGGATAAAGAACCTGCCTAAGAACGTTTTTAATAAAATTGTATCAGGTGTAAAAAAGCTTGGTTCAGGGCTTAGGGCATTACCGAAAAATGCTTTTAAGGGATTAATCGCAGGTGCTAAAAAGCTGGCAAAGGCGACTGCAAGCGCAGGGATTTCCTTAGCTAAAATTGCGGGAAAGGCTGTTCTTGGGGGTATTGCAGCGGTAGGTGGCGCATTTGTCGGGTTGGCTACCAAAGCTGTAAATGCTTTCGGAGAGATGGAACAGAATATTGGTGGCTCAGAGACAGTTTTTCAAAATCTCGGAAATAA